CTCGCCGCAGTCGCCGCCGCGGCGGTCGCCGCCGCTCCGGGCCTGATCGCGGGGACCCCGGCCCTCGCGGCCTTCGCCGCCACGTGCGGCACCTCCGCTGCCGCGGCGCTCGTGCTCGCCGCATCCATCGCCTCGGTGGGGTCGAACGTGCGCTCGAGCATGTCCTCGGCGTCCTCTGCGGTCTCCGGGTTCGGCAGCAAGTCCACGAGCGCCTTCCGCACCTTCGCGGCCTCCGCGAAGACGGCGGCGAGCACCGCGAGGCTCGCGATCATGGGGGCGTGCCGCCAGATGAGCGCGCAGGTTGGGTCGCTCAGGCTCGCCCTGCCGCGCATCCAGGTGGGCGCGCTGCCGCACTTCTCCATGAGCGGCAAGTTCGACGCGCAGTCCGGTTCCGTGCCCTCCGTGCACGTGAACTGGTACGCGTCCGGCGGCGTCTTCTCGTCGCCGAGCGTCATCGGCGTCGGCGAGGCGGGCGACGAGGCCGTCATCCCGCTCAGGCCGAGCGTCCTTCGCGGCATCGGCGAGGGCATCGGTTCGACCGGGGGCGACCCCTCTGAGGTCATCGAGTGGCTCGACCGCAACCTCCCCGCGATCATCCAGAGGTACACCCCGGTCACGCTCGAGCGCGACCTCGACAGGCACGTGAGGGCGGTGATGGCGGGTGCATAGGCTCACCTACACCTCGTCGACGGGCAGGGTCGTCGAGCTCGACGCTGTCGGGGCCTACGTCGGCACCGCGCCGAAGCTCAGGAGTCGCGAGTGGTCCTACGAGCTGTCGTGGAGGAGCGCCTACGGCGTCTCCCGCGACGCCCGCGAGGCCACGGTCGACGCCTACCTTAGCCCGGAGGCGGCCGATGCCCTGCGCGAGCAGGCCGACCGCGACATGGCCGGCTCGTCCCCCGGCAGGCTCACCTTCGACGGTGAGTGGTACCAGAGGGTATACCTGGCCAAGTCCGACGTGTCGGAGGTGTACGGCAGGCGCGGCATCAAGACCGAGCTGACCTTCCTGCTGCTCGACGGCGCGTGGAGGCGCGAGGTCACGACGAGCTTCTACGCCAACGAGGTGTCGGACGGCTCCGCGATCGACTACCCGCACGACTTCGACTACGACTACGGCGGCAGCGGCGCGAACCGCACGATCACCGTGGCCGGGCTGGTCCCCGCCGACTGCAGGCTCAACATCTACGGACCTGTGACGAACCCGCGCGTGACCGTGGCGCAGGGCGAGTTCTCGAACACCTACAGCGTCAAGGTCGCCGTGCCGGGCGGCTCGCGCCTTGTCATCGACGGGTCGAGCTACCCGAAGGGCATCCAGCTCATCGGCACCTACGGCGAGGTCGAGGACCGCTTCGCCGACGGCGTGCGCGGCGAGGGCGCGGGCTCCGGCTCGTACTGCTTCGAGCCGCTGCGCTCCGGCACCTCGACCGTGTCGTGGGACGGCTCGTTCGGCTTCGACATCACGCACTACCAGGAGGAGGGCGAGCCGCCGTGGAGCTGATAGTCGCCGACAGCGCCGGGAGGACGCTCTTCAACATCGCGGACTTCGAACTGGACATGGACGCGGGCTGGGGCGACGGCGTGGACAACACGTTCGACCTCATCGTCCGCGACCCCGACGCGCCGCTCCCCGGGGCCGCCTGGCGCGTGTTCGCCGACGGCACCGAGATGGGCGGGCGCGTCGAGGGTTTCGAGCTGAAGACGCGCCGCACCTCCTCGGAACTGCACTGGAAAGGCTCCACGTGGTCCGGCGTGCTCGCCAAGCGACTGCTGTGGCCGGACGCCGGGCAGGACTGGCTCACGCTCTCCGGCGACGCGAACGCCGTGCTCAGGCAGGCGATCAAACGCCTGGGGCTGGCGTCGTTCTTCTCCGTGCCCGACGTGGACGCCGGCGTCTCGGTGGGCTACAGGTGCTCGCGCGACGTGCCGGACGCCTGGACGAACCTCCGCCTGGCCATGAGGTCGGCGGGGCTACGCCTCGACGCCAGGTGGGTCGACGGCTCCTGCAGGCTGCAGGCCGTGCCCGTCACCGACTGGCGAGGGCGCGTGGACTCGGACCTCGTGAACTTCGACCTCACGAGCGACCTGCTCGTCACGAACCACCTCAAGGCGGCGGGCAAGGGCGACCTCGCCTCCCGCCAGGTCGTGGACGTCTACGCCGACTCCAAGGGCAACGTGGGCACGTCAAAGGCCATGGCGGGCGTCTTCGAGCTCGAGGAGTACTACGACGCCAACAACAGCGAGGGGGACGACCTGCGAGACCAGGCCACGGACCGCCTCGGGGACATGCAGGCCGAGGGCGGCGTCAAGGTCACCGTCGGCGAGGGCGTGAGCTTCGGCCTCGGCGACATCGTGGAGGCCAGGCACTACTCGCCGAACGTCACGGTGTCGGTCGAGGTATCGAGCCGCGTCACGACCGCAACGGGCGCCGGGGCGTCGGTCACCTACGGGGCGACCCCCGGAACGACGAGGATAGGATAGGAGAGACATGGAGCTAGTAACCGGCAAGGCGGGGGTCCCGCACGTCAGCTCGGCCGACGACGGCCGCCGCATCGCGGGAGAGGTGGGCGCGGGCAGCTACGTGCTGCAGACGGGCGGCAGGCTCGCCCCGTCGCTCGTGGACGCGAACACGGTGCGTTTCGCGACCGGCGACATGATCGTGCAGGGCCGGCACATTGGCATCACGTCACCCGAGGACGTGAAGGTAGCGAGCGGGTCGCAGGGCAAGAAGCGCATGGACTACATCTGCGTTCACTATTCCCGCGACGTGAGCGGTCCGAGCCCCACGCTCGTGGAGACCGTGGAATGGACCGTGCTGCGGGGCACCCCCGGTACGGACGCGACCGCGCCCTCGGTGCCGAGAGGGTCTATCCTGGACGGCGACTCCGACGTCACCGTGCCGATCAGCTCGGTCACGTTCGACGGACTGACCACGGGCCAGCCGAAGCTGCTCATCCCGGAACTGACCCCGCTCGCGACCCTCGGGGATTCCGTATCCCTGTACGAGACGAAAAATTGGGGCGTCGTGCGCGTGGGCATGACGGTCTACGTCCGCGCCGTGCTGATCATCGCTGATCCTGCTGAGGGCATCACGTGTCCGTACGTCATTCCCGAGGAGCTGCGGCCGTCCCATGCCTGGTCCGCGGCGATGGTCACCGAGTACGGAGGCGCGGACAACTCGTACCGCCTGCTCGTCATGCCAGACGGCACCATCAAGGTGCATAGCATGAGCGGCAAGACGGACCATCGGAACCACTTCGCCTCGCTGAGCTACCCCATCGGCATGTGATTCCGTATCCCCGAGAATTGTGGCAAAGACGAATGTAGGGAAGATCTATCAGGTATTCGACTATGACATGCCGCTAAACAGGATGGCGGCGCTCGTCTGCAGCTATTATGGGCGCCCTCTGGCATCGACCTTGTTCACCACGCGAATGTTCGCCGAGGAATGCACCAACTCCGGAGCATGTGCGGACTGTTATTACAGCCCTGGTAACTTTGGAGTCCACGCTTACTATACGGACGGCAAGCTGTTCCTCATGGCCGATGCCTCAGTATATAGCGCAGTCTTCATAGTGCTTTAGGTACAGACCACGGCCTGACCGGCGAGGTCGGTCTGCAGGTGGCGACGACAACGAACCGAAACGTCCGGAATTGCAGGGAGACGTCGCGGTTCATCTAGACCGACTACTCGGCTGAGTGCCGCATCCCCTACGCCTTCTAGGCCGCCGGCCAGCAGGCCGTGCAGGAGAAAGCGTAGGAGCCTGACAGGCCTGTGCCGCCGAAGTTGGCGATGTACATCGCGCCGCCCGGCTGGACCCACAGGCCGCTCGACCTGTCGGTGTCGGTGTTGGCCACCTGGCACCGCTGGCGCAGTTGGTTCTTCGGGCGGAAGCCCTCGGGCACCGTGTCGACGAGCGTCGTGCCCCACGAGCCGGAGATCTTGGCCGTGACGTTGTACATGTTCATGACGACGATCCTGCCGACGCGGCAGAACTCGATGGTGCCGGTGTTGACGGTCCTCAGCACGTAGCCGCTTTTGAACTGGGATACGGAATCCTAGCCCCCGAGTATCAGCCGCTCAACCACTTTCTGCGCATCCTTGCAGATGCGCGGCCTCGGCACGATGTAGTGCTCGTAGGCCGTCCCGATATCGGTGTGCCCGAGCATCATGGCCACGGTCTCGATGCCGACCCCGGCCTCCACGGCGAGTGTCGCCCATGTGTGTCGGCACTCCGTCATCGAGGTCCAGGCGGCCCCTGCCCGGCGGCACGCAGACCTGATCCTCCGCGCGATGGCGTCGGGCGACAGGGTCACGAAGTACGGGGCCGTCTACGAGTCGCTGCTGGACGGCAATACGCTGGAGACCGGCACTTTCGGGTCCGAGGGCGCCTGGGCAGTCGTGGGCGAGGGCTGAGGCGCCGCATACCCGCGACAGCGGGGTATCTAGGCGTAAAGGAGGGACATGAAGGTACACAAGATCAAGGTGCGAGACCGCACCGTGTCGTGCGACGACCTCGAGCTGGTCCAAGGCACGCAGGGCGTCGACGCGGTCGGTCTCGACCTCGACCAGGAATGGACGGGGCTCGAGGTCACGGTGACGTTCGCTGCGGCGGCCGGCAACTACACACCGGCGCGGGACGGCGGCATCTGGCCCGTGCCGTGGGAGGTGCTCAAGGAGACCGGTGAGGTCGAGGTCGGCATCGAGGGCCGACGCGGCACCGACGTACTCAAGTCGGTGCGTATGCCGTGGCCGTTCCGCGTGCGCCCGTCGCTTACGGTCGGCCAGCTGCCCAGCGACCCGACCGTGAGCGACCTGCAGGCGCTCGTGCTCGAGGCCAAGGAGCTCAAGGCGCAGATCGCGCAGACTGTCGCCGACGCGCGCTCGGTCCTCGGGGAGATCGAGAGCTACGGCATCGCCGAGTGGAGCGTGGACGCCCGGGTCCACCGCCTGTTGGTGGGCCCGGTCAAATCGAGAAAGGATGATGCCTAGTGGCAGATCGGAGCACCGGCGGAACCCTGACCGAGGTCAAGGTGTCCGAGGGCGAGTACATCGACGTCCTGACCGTCACCCTGAAGGACGGCACGTCCAAGGACTACCCGTTCAAGTACGAGAACGAGGAGGCCCTGGAGACCGCGCGCATCGCCGCCGACGCCGCCGCAAAGGCCGCGAACGAGGCCAAGGCCGCGGTGGAGGCCAACGAGGAGCAGCGCAAGACGGGCGAGGCGACGCGCGTCTCTAACGAGGAGACGCGCAAGACCGAGTTCGCCGCGGCGAAGAAGGCGGCCGAGGACCAGACCGCCGAGGCGAAGAAGGCGGCCGAGGCCGCAAATAAGGCCAAGGAGCTCGCGGACGGCGCGGCCGAGCTGGCCAACACCGCCGCGGGCAACGCGGACGAGGCCACCTCGTCCGCCACCGAGGCCGCACGCAAGGCCAACGCCGCCGCCGAGGCCGTCAGCGTGGCCACGCTGGGCATCTCGCCGCAGCAGCTCCGCGCGATGGTCCGTATGGGCAACGCCGCCGACGTGCTCCGCGTCGGCGATCAGCTCAACTCGACCTTCACGTGGGAGGGCGAGGAGTACCCGCTGCCGTGCGACGTCCTCCATCACTTTAACGGCCGCGACGCCGACCACCCGCTGTCCACGCTCGAGGGCGGCATCGAGGCCCCGACCATGGCCATCGGGGCTCACTTCGCGCTTCCTCCCGCCTGCGCCTTCGACAGCATGGAGGCGCTCTACGTCCCCGAGGCCGACATGCAGCCGGGCCAGTACGACATAATCGTCGAGGTCAACTATGTCTGGGGCACCGGCGTGTGCGCCGCGAAGGGGTCGACCAGGTTCACCTTCACGACTACGAACGTATGGCCTGCGGGCTGCCAGGTCCTGTGGAACGCCTCCTACGGCGGAGAGTTCACATCGCTCACCGCGTACGAGAACTTCAGCGACAAGGTCATCGAGAAGGTATCGGTCGCCGCCGGCAGCGGCGGCACGCTGATCGGTACCGCCAACGAGCAGATCAACGGGCGCATCAACACCATCCAGCGCGCCTGCGATGGCAACAACGACTACACGAAGTCCGGCTTGCATCGATGGGCCAATGCGCATGGCACCGACTGGGACGTGCAGCAGGGCATCTTCGACCGCCCGCACCCGCTCCACGGCAAGCCCGGCCTGCTCGACTGCCTGCCGCCGGAGCTCGTCGAGGTCCTGGCGAAGGTGTCAGTCAAGACGCAGCTCCACCCGGTCGACGGCGGCGAGATCGCCGAGACGTTCGACTACGCCTACCCGCCGTCCGCGCGACAGCACTACTTCAGCAACTACCTGGGCGCCACGACCGAGGGCTACAACGCCGAGGGCGTTCCGTTCGACTACTTCAAGGCGCTCGCGGTGAGCACCGGGCTCACCGGCCCGTTCCAGGGCTGGCAGACCTACCCGGCGCTCATCACGTTCGGTGCTGAGAACCACACCGTTGCCTGCAACTGCTGGCTTCGCTCCCCGTACCGGGGCGCGGCGCACGCGGGCTACGAGGGGGTCGTGAGCTCGTCTGGCCTCGTCAGCAGCGCAGGAGCGGCGAACGGCTATCGGCTCGTCGTCGTCCTGCATATCGGCTAATCGTCTAATCCGGCGGCGCACCCCTGCGCCGCCGCGGCTGTGGAGGAAAAAATGGGAGTGCCAGAGGGCAAGCGAAGGGAAGACAGGCTCGAGGTGTACGACCTGGCCAGGGCCATGGCCGTGCACACGCTCGACATCACGCGCAACAGGAGGGTCTTCCCGGGCCGCTACGAGAAGGTCGTGAACGGCATCAACGGGGTCGCATGGGAGATCCCGCGCAACCTCTGGCTCGCCAACAACACCAAGGTCGGACCCGGCCAGCCGCCGGAAAACCTCGCGGTGCGCCGTCGCCACCAGCAGACCGCGATGAGCTACATCAACGAGCTCCTGTTCGAGATCGAGATGTGCGAGATGGTCTTTGGCGGCAAGCGCGATGACGACAGCGACGAGAAGAAGCTGTCCCGCAGGAGGATCAGCTACTGGTCGGGTCTCGTCGTCCAGGTCAAGGAGATGGCCAGGGCCTGGATTAAATCGGACATAAGGCGGTTCGGGCAGCCCGAGCCGCCTCGGGGCCAGGTTGAAGTTGCCTGCAACTGCTGGCTTCGCTCCCCGAACCGGAACGCGGCGAACGCGAACAACGAGGGGATCGTGAACTCGTCTGGCAACGTCAGCAACACAGGAGCGGCGAACGGCAATCGGCTCGTCGTCGACTGAGACGGCACGGCGGAAGGAGCGCGGACGCATGGGCCGTAGCCCGCAAGACAGACCGTCGCAGGGAACCGACACCCCGCCGGGACAACACCGGGAAGCAGGGCGCACCGACGGCAACGGCCCCCACGGGGCTATGGAACCTATACGCGATGCGCGCCTCGCGTACGCGCTCTCGCCGGAGGGCCTCAGGGAGGCCGCGGCGAAGTGCCAGCGGGGCAAGATGTGGAAGCCGAGCGTCAAGTCATTCTCGCTCAACGTGCAGGAGAGGTGCGAGCTCCTATCCAGGAGCCTCATGGCGGGGGAGTACGACTTCCCCGAGCCGCACCATTTCATCCTCACGAGGCCGAAGAGGCGCGACTGCTCGGCGCCACCGTTCAAGGACCGCATCGTCCAGCGGTCCCTAATCGACAACGTAATCTACGAGGACATGACGAAGAGCCTGATCGGGGCCAACTGCGCCTGCCGCAGAGGTATGGGCACCGACAAGGCCCGCGACCTGCTCGTGCGCGACCTCAAGCGTCACTGGCACCGCCACGGGCTGGACGGCGGGATCGAGCTCTTCGATATCGCCGGATACTACCCCAATAAGCCGCACAGGCTGGTCAAGGAGACGTTCCGCAAGCGCCTCGACGATCAGACGTACGCCCACGTCGAGCGGGCGCTCGACTCGCAGGCGGGGCGCAACCGACATGACGACGGGGACGGCTTCGGGGCGCGCGGATACGAGGCCGGTAGCGAGCTCATGCAGGTCGCGGGGATCTGCGACCTGGACGGCATGGACCATTACGCGAAGGAGGTCCTCCGCGCCAAGTCCTATACGAGGTACATGGACGACTTCTATATCCTGGACGCCGACCTCGAGTACCTGAGGTGTGCGAGGGAATCACTCGAGGATTACCTCGCGCGCATCGGCTACAGGCTCAACACGTCCAAGACGCACATCCAGCCACTCACCGAGCCGGTCCCGTGGCTCGGCTACACCTACCTGCTCACGGAGCGCGGCAAGGTGATCGTTCGCATGAAGCCGGAGAAGTTCCGCGAGCATATGCGGCGCCTCCGCAGGATGCGGAAGGCTGTCGATGCCGGGCGCATGGCGCGCGGGGCGGTGGACGCAGTCTACGAGTCGTACCGCAGCGAGCTCGTCGACCGGCACGTCACGAGGAAGCAGGTCGTCAAGTTCGAGCAATTCTATCGAGATCTTTGGAGGTAAGTGATGGATAACATCACGGTTTCGAGGGTCGCCGACCCGGCGGCACTGCGCGAGATCGAGGTGCTTCGCGCCCGCCACGAGGACAATGCGGCCATGATCGACTATCTGTCCCTCATGACTGACGTCGAGCTTCCGGTGAATGACGACAGCGAGGAGGGAATGCACCATGAGTAGGTACGCCGAGCGCCTCATGTCCTACTACGTGAGCGGCCGCTGGCCCGCTGAGGCCATCGAGGCCGCATGCGCCAAGGGCAAGATCACGAAGGACGAGCGAGACGCCATCTTGGCGGCCAAGGAGGACTAGCGCATGGAAGTGCTCAAGCTCTTCGCGCCGTATGGGCCTGGCTGGCTTGGCGGCGCGGCGTTGATCCTCATCGCCTTCCATTTCGGTAACCAGTTCTTGTCCGAGTACAAGCTGCAGAACGAGCGCAAAGCCAGCCTTGATATCAAGCGAGAAGAGCGCAAACAGGCCGAGGTCGACGAGCGCGCCCAACGCGACCGCGAGCGCTCCCAGATGGAGGGACGCATCGCCGTGCAGATGGAGCGGTCAAACGCGCTCATGGAGGCCATGAAGACTCTTATGGAGTCGGTTGTCGCGTCAAATGACGTCCTTCACGCGGACTTGGTCCACAGCCAGGCGCGCAGCCAGGGCATGGCAGAGAAGGTCGACCATATCTACGACCGGGTTGACCTCATGTACAACAAGGAGACAGGGAGATAGAGATGACTGATATACAGGCAGGGCTCACGGTGCTGACCGTCCTCGTGGTGCCCTATATCGTGCAGGCTATCAAGACGAAGGCGATGACTGGCAATGTCGCCCGCTGGACGGCCATTGCAGTATCGGCGCTGTGCGGCGCATTGACGGCCATGGCCGGGGGTATGCCGACCGACCCCACGGCGTGGGTTACGTCCATCTTCGCCGCGGTAGGCGGCGTGCAGGTGGCCTATGCCGCCTTCAAGAGCGTTGGCGTTACCGACAAGTGGCTCGACGCGCTCTTGGCGCTCGGCGACGTGAAGAAGGGGGCCTAGCAATGGCAAAGCTGTTCATCATCTGCGGTCACGGAGCCGGCGACCCCGGATGCTGCGCGGGCGGCTATACCGAGGCCGAGCGAGTCCGAGCCCTCGGCATGCGCATCAAGGAGCTCGGCGGCTCCGAGGTCGAGCTTGGCGACATGTCCCGCAACTGGTACGCCGACGGTGGCATCAACCGCCTGAACACCGACGCCCCGGTTGTGGAGCTGCACATGGACGCCAGCGGAATCGCGACCGCGCACGGCGCCCACGTCATCATCAAGTCCGGCTTCGAGCCCGACGATTACGACAAGGCCCTCGCCGACAAGCTGTCGGCGTTCATGCCCGGCCGCGCCGAGAAGATCGTGCACCATTCCGAGCTCGCCAACGTGAACCGAGCCGCGGCACGAGGCATCAACTACCGACTGTGCGAGAACGGCTTCATCGACAACGACGGCGACCGCGAGAAGTTCAATTCCAACATTGACGAGCTCGCGCGTATCTACCTCGAGTGCTTCGGTATCACCGCGTCGAGCGCTCCCACACCCTCGACTCAGGCGCAGCCCGCACCGCAGGAGACGACCGAGGGCTTCGGTGGCAAGTACCGCTGTACCGTCTCAGCGCTCAACGTGCGCGACGCGCCGTCCCTTTGCGGCAATGTCGTGGCCAGCTACTCAGGCGGCCAGACCGTTCTACTCGACGATTGGTACAAGATCGCGGACGGCTACGTCTGGGGACGCTACACGTCGTACAGCGGGCACACCCGCTACGTCGCGGTCGGCAAGGCCACGGGCAAGCCCGAGGCCGACGACTATTTGATCAAGGAGTGACATGAAGCCCAGCGAGAAGCCGCTCGGCCTCGTCTACGCGGTCCTGGCGGTCGTCGCCATGTTCGCGCTCATCTGCATCGCCTGCTCGCTTGCGCGTCCAGGCGATGCGGGCGCGGCTGACGTCGTCACTGTCATGGACCAGTCCGACGGGCCGCTCTACGACCTGCCGCAGGACGTGAATTCCCACATCGCCACCGAGCGCTCTACAAACCGCGCATACATCGTGGTCGAGAGCGACCGCGGCATCGCAATCACTCCGTATCTCGACGAGAACGGAGATCAGGTCGTGCTCGACAGGCCCTAG